ATGAAGGTTCTGGCTACGCTTAAGCCTAGATGCAAATACACAAAGCCCAGCCACTTGCTGGGCTTTGTTCTTTGTATATCCATTGCAGCATCTATCCTATTTATCGGATGGCAGCTAGTATCTGACAAAGGCAATCAATGGAAACTCAAAGCGGAACACTTCTTTGCCGCTGCGGGTGTTATTGCTGCGATTCTTGGATTTTTATTTGCAGGCTGGATCAGTCTGCATACATCCATCAGACAACATACGATCACAACCCTGCTTGACTCAAGATTGTCTGAAACATACATGAAGTATGCAGACATTCTCAGCAAACACTACAGCGACTACGAAGCCTCAAGGGCAGCTAATCCAGCGTTGAGAGGCAGCCCAACAGATAACGTTGATGTTTTAGCCCTTCGCTACATCTTGAACTATTTTGAATTTATCTCAATAGGCGTGATGAGGGGTGACTTTGATGAGGAAACATTAAAAGACAGCCTGAGAAGTATTCTCAGAAAGAATGTGTCTATGTCAATGGCATGGATAAAGCTTGAACAGTCAAAAAATCCCAGACTCTATACAAATCTAATGCAGCTTTTCCAAAGATGGGCATAGAACTCTATTCGAAATAAAAATAGAAACCATCCTTAGACAAAGCCCGCCTTCCGGCGGGCTTTGTCATTCTTGGTCGACCTAGAACAGCCCAGCAGGCTCCGCATCCACATCCCAGCTGCTGATGATCAGCTCCATGCGCTCAACGCCTTGCCCGCCGCCCACGGTGTACTTGATGGGCACTTCAAGGATGTGGAAGCCATCGAAGCACTGGCGAATGTCTGGATGGTCATTGATGCTCAGAATGGCCTTGCCTTTGATTTCGCGCATCATCTTGGCCATGGTCTCGTACTCAATCCAAGGGAACGGTACACCGTATCCTTCTGTCTCCCAATAGGGAGGGTCGAGGTAGAAGAAGCTGTGGGGACGGTCGTACCGCTTGATGCAGTCTTTCCAATCCAGCCGCTCGATGTATGCGCTCGACAGGCGCAAGTGCGCCGCACTTAGCGACTCCTCGATGCGCAGCAAGTTCACTGCCGGCGCCGTGGTTGCCGTGCCCCATGACTGCCCGTCCACACGTCCACCAAACGCTTGATGCTGCAGATAATAGAAACGGGCCGCGCGCTGAATGTCGGTCAGCGTCTCGCTTGGCGTAATCTGCGTCCACTTGAAAATCTCGCGGCTGCTGAGCGCCCATTTGAACTGGCGCACAAACTCCTCGAGGTGGTTTTGCACAACGCGGTACAGATTGACCACATCGCCATTGATGTCGTTGATGACCTCCACCTCCGCAGGATTACGTAAAAAGTAGAGCGCAGCGCCTCCTGCGAAAACCTCGACATAGCAGCTGTGCTGCGGGAAGCGAGGGATGATGTGGTCTGCTAGGCGACGTTTGCCGCCGATCCACGGGATGATGGGTGATGCCATTGTGAGCACTTTCTTTGTTGTTAAACTTCACCCGCCCTCGAGGGTGGCGGGGTCTTGGCTGACTCACAGGCCCGTTCTGTGGATTGGCGGCTGGGTGTGGTGTTGACGCACCCCATCCAGTCGCCCCGTTTTTTATGCGGTCACAGGCGTGAAGTCCACATAAAACGTATCGCCAACGACGAACTGACCAGCCAATGCAGGATTGCTCACATACATCGACAGCTCAGCGCTTGGTGTATACGTTGCGAATGTGTTGTCCTCATCAGCACCTCCCTCTGGGTATCCGTCGTTTTTACAAACGGCACTGAATCGCAGACGCTCGGCTACGTCCAATTTTTCAACCGAAGTTACTTTCATTTTTGCGCGCATAGTCGTCATAAGAATCTTTCAAAATTGTGTGTGTCAGCTGCTTAATCGCGGTGAGCTGACAAAACCGGAAAAACAAATTCAGCGTGGCTACCCCTACTGATACATCAGTAAATATTCGGAATACCATTTTTGAATGAAAAAAACCACCTAAAGGTGGTCTTAATTTGAAAATTCTTTAATAGTCAACTTGACGGCCATTCAAATATAGGCATGACAGAAAGCGCCAGATCACTCGCCGCCCTGGTTGTTGTTGGCGCAGGAACTTGACCACTTTCAATTTTTGATTGAAGGTCATACAGCGCTTCCCATGAAGCATCACGCCAACTAATACCAGCCTGCCCCTCTACTGAGAACTTAGTGTTCTTGCTGGTGGCATAGCTGCAAAGGGACAAGATGCCATCGTAGTTGCGCTCTTGAGCTTTTGCGTCAAGATAAAGCTGCACCGCTTGTATTGCAATTTGTTTAAGATTTGGGAAATCAACTGGTGCAGGCACATATTCAGCGACAACTCCATGAAGCCCCGAAACAATCTCTAAATAAATTTGGAGTCCAGTCGCTTCGGAATCGTTTTTTGACGCCAAAAATGGTATCCATCCATATATATTATGATTAATTTCGCAGTCAATAACATCGCGAGATTGGCTAATATATTTTTGATTTCTAACTTCAAATCCACTTACTAATTTTTTATCCATGGCTACCCCTTATGCAATTCTGATCCACAAACCCGCCGCACCCATCACACCCGATGGTTGATATCTTATGCTTGCAAAATCTGACAAACATTTCCATGTGCCAGGCGGACTTTGACCGTAGTTATAACGGCAATCAATATTTATAGATTTAATACCTGCGGCATCGTAATTAGCCGAGAAGTTAGATATTGCACCAGTAATTTGTAAAGAAGACCCACTTCTTGTAGTACCAGCAACACTATCATTCCCGGCCAAAATGGCGAGGCTACCAACAGCCAAAGGGGTCATGCCAGCAAGTGCTGAACTGATGCCAGAAAAGTCAAGTGGGCTGCTAAGACTTGTAGCTGTTGCAGCATTGCCACCAATACTCACCCCTGGCAACACCGTAACTTCCACATCAGCATTTGCTACATTGCGACGATACAGACGCGCAGATAGCGTTGTAGTTCCAGTGATTGCCCATCGAAGCATGTTTGGCACAAGATTCGACATGCCCGTGTAATCGCCTGTCCACAGCCGTTTTATATGCCCAAGCAATGTGTCTGGCACGTCGCTATTGGCATATGAAGATTGCAGATCGGGTTTGGTTAAGTCATTCAAATCAGACATTTTTAAATCCCTGTAATTGTTAAGCTGACCGAGCCGTTGACTCGGTTAAGGTTTGTGTCCCACGCCTGCACATACACACCAAAAGGTGCTACATCATCTTTGATAATGGTGTTGATGCGCGCAATGCTTGTTGAGTTGAGAGCGGTAGCTTGGACCGTTTGGATATCGATGAAACTTTTTGTGGTCGCATAAAAAGTTCCAACACCGTCACTCGAAATCAATGCCAGCACCGCTGTCTCTGTGATGCTCGAAACGCGAACGTCAACATGAATATCGTCTACCAGCATGGCTCCATGGCCATCGCTTGTAACCGCATAGCGCACCTCGACATATCGGAATGTGCTGGCTTGGTAGGCCGTTGCATCTATCCAACCACTCCAAACCGCTGCATCCGCGCTCACGCGAATGCTCACTTTTGAGCTGGCTCCGCTACCCCATGAAGCGGACAAAACTGTGACGTTTACAACCCCGCCAGCAATCACTCGACCACAATCGTGACGCTCCGTGTGATATCCGCTGCTTGCAGCTGGCGACCACCAAAGTGGGTATCCGGCATCAACCTGAGCCTGCGCATTTGCCCAGCCTCTGCTTGAAAAGTGATCGCCCCACGTTTGATCAGCCACAGGCATAAGCAACTGACCTGCAGCGCCGCCAATGATGGTGGTGTTGACCATTTCAGACGTCTGCCAATCCTCATAGTAGTCAGATGCCAACACAAAATCTGGCGGCATGCTGCTGTTGACTACGAATGTTGCTGGTTCACTTGCGTTAAGCGCTACGTCATAAGCCACCACGTAGACCTGTTTTGCGCCTGGTGTACGAAATGTTCGCAAATCACTTCGACCATCACTGCCAGCACTGCCCCAGCTCCCGCAGCTGGACAGCAAGGCGCCTTGGTCGCCTGTGAAATATTCGTAGCGCAAGATGGGCTGATCTGTCTTGGCATCGAGCCATTGCATGGTCAGGGCATTAGCCTGCATCTCAACCGCAATCATTTGCACCTTGGAGGGCGCCCGGATGACTACCGTTGACGATACGGCATTAACACTCTCATTGCCGGTCGTGTCGTAGTGCTTGGCCCATACTTTTAGCTCGCCAACATGCTGCCATCCCAATAAATGAGACGTTGCAGATTTGCGTAGCACCTCCACTCCAGCGGCCCAGCTGCTTCCAATTCGGACGGCTGTTTCGCTGTAGTCTGCGTCTGTTGGCTGAGCCCATGTGATACGAACACCATTGCTCGCGACATTTACGGATAGGCCTTGCACGTCGCTAGGTGGAGCAGTAAGCCCAATAACTAAGTACGAAACCCTTGCGGCCGATCCAACTTGCCCTAACGCATTTCTTGGTCGAACTTCAATATTCCATGTCTCGCCAAGTCCGCCGCGCCAACTGAAATATTTACTTTTTGTTGCCCCAATCAACCGCAACGAAGATGAGTTTATTGAGCCCCATACTTCCGCGCTATCAAAAGGACCGCTTACATTAAATGCAAGGTTCAAATCTACGTAGTAAGTGTTCCCTTGGCGCCCAAGCTGCTCGGAGACGCGTGCATCTGATGCCGTTGGCAACAGAACTAGCAGGCTTCGGTTTGGAGCTGGCGTGTATGCGCCATTAAACACATACGGCCAAAACTCATCAGGCAGAGGCGTGACAGTGACTTTTGCGCCGCCCTGGTTGTCGGCAGGCTCTATCTTGCTCACCACCACCTTTTGCCCGGGCGTAGCCTTGAAGTCGTAAATCCACAGCGCATCCATGGGCTGGCCGTTGGCGCCTGGCAATGCCACGCCAATTGGCCAAGCACCGGCCAATGTCACCACCCGTGTGGAGCCTGTAAAAGCTGCACACGAGAAGATGCGATATTGCAACTCACCCACCAAGCGCAGACCAATGTAGGCGCTGCCTGATGCAGGCGCAGGAATGGCGTCATCCAGCGTAAGCGTGACCGCACCGCTGTTGTTGACCGCTGACTGAATGCGGCCGGAGTAGCCCCACTGCGTCATGTCATGACTCAGAGCCAGCACTGTGCCACGCTTGTAGGTCAAAAACTCAAGGTCTTGCTCGAACGTGATGGCTTTGGACATGTAAATGTTTTGAGCCATGGCGTAGCGGGCCAGCACAGCCGCTTGCGCTTCGGATGTGATGCCCATGTTGCTGAGTCGCGCCGTATTGATGGGTGTGGTCACAGCAGGACTTTGCACGCGCAGGCTGTTCCATTGGTTGTTGGCACTAGCATCAAAATAGCCATACTCAATCTCGTCAGCGCGATCGCTGGCCGCATAGCTCACGCTGAACGACTTGGCCTTAATGTTGCCCATGTTAATGACGCCCTCAATGGGGGCATCGTCAGCTAGCCACTGGACGCCAAGCTTGCCACCTGGCCAGCTGATAGACCCCATTCCAGCGTAAGCAATGGCATCCATCAAATCACCAATACTCATCGTTTGCTGAATGATGGCATCAAATGTGAATTGCTTGGTTGTGCACCAGACTGTGAAAGACTTGATTGACTCAATGTCGATACGTGAATCTGCCCAGCCAAGGCCAGCAATCAGCTTTCCGTTTTCGTCGTAAATGCCACGGGCCAACTGCAGCAGTTGCACGCCGGGGTTGCTGAGGCCGTTTGATTTGTTGGTGGCCGTCACCCACGCACTGCCATTCCAATGCGGCGTTGGGCGTGCCGTAGCCACCCAATTGAGCTGATCGAGGTTGCCAGTCAGTTGGCCGCTGGCTTTAATGGTGAGCGCCACCAGAGACTGCCCAGGATAGCTGCCTAAGTCTGGCTGGAATGATTTGAGCTGTGTCCATGTCACCACGTTTTGGGCACTAGTAGATGTTTCGTTTGCCGTAGCCTTTCTTATGCGAACGTCATACTGACCGCTAGTCACTGGGAGCGAAATGCTCACACGCAATGGCTTGCTAGTGGCATTTATGTACTTTGCTGTCCCATCTGCATATGGGACCGTTCTCCACGCATAAATAGGCACGTTGGTATACACGCCATCTCCATCATATTGAGAGTCGTACCCGCTGATGTATTGCTCTTGGTAGCCGGTGCCCGTGGGGACGCCTGCCCATGCGTTTGTGCCGTGCGCACAATATTGAACATCCAACTGAACCGCGCGTGATTCATAAGCACCATTGCTGCCGTTGACCCCGAAAAGTGTCATCTCAAGATCAATACCTATCTGAATAGTGCCTACGCTTGTCGTGCGAGTGACCCATGCTCCGGTACCGCTTGGTGCATCTAGCAGAGCGCCTGCAATACTGTCCACACTATTGGCGGGAAGGCTTGCGCTCCAAGGTGACTCTGGCAATCCTTTGGCACGAATCGACACTCCATCAAAACTTTCAATGGCTGTTTGACCAATTCGTAAGCTGTCCAGCCGCTGCAAATTAATGCCGCCGTGGAAAATCTGAGTCAGGTATTGGTCTTCGCCGCTGAAATACGTCCATGGCTGACCCGCCAAATCTGGCACCATATAAGGCTGCCCCAGCACGAGGCTCATTGACTCCCACAAGCGAGCGCTGTTGCGGCCTCCGCTTAGGCTGTATGTTGGCTGGGCGCTGTTTGTGGCTGGGCTCATTTGTGCCGCCTGTGCAGGTGGCAACACGCGATTGATAACTTGTGCTCCTGCATAAAACGCTGTTGCGCCTACAAGCGAACCAGTGAGTCCGGTACCAAAAAAACCAGCTGAGCCAGCACCCATGGTGAAGTACGCCAAGGTTACAAATGCAGCCATTCGAAGCGTATTTTCATCATGTACGATACGTCGACACTCAATCACGACACCACACTTCACGCGTGTGCGCCCCCACATCAGGGCTGGAACTTGCAAGCCGTCTAGCTCGACAATCCATCCGCCACTGACCCCAGCGCGGCAAAGCACCGAGGCAAGGCTTTCACCCTCGGCCATCATCACCAAGGCGCTAGTTTGGCCTTGCGTAGTCAATGGGTGAGGCGTGACAACCAAGCGTGCTTGGCGGTCAATCGGCTGCGCTGCTGTGTGTTGCATCATTTCCATTTATAAAAACCTTCTATACGCTGGCCTCGCCATGCGAAGTCGCGCAAATTGTTCAAAGCCACGCCGCCCATCGGACGGCTATTGTGCAGAACCCACCAGTGGCCGTTGTGGTCAAACACCACACCGATGTGCCACAGCTCGCCAACCTCGCTGGGCCCCACCATCAGCACTGCACAGCCATGCACGGGCTTGTCTATCTTGGTGGCCAGCTCATCGCGTGCGGTGCGTATTTGTGCGCCCTGCCCCATGCGTCCTTGTGCGTGGTCAACGAGGTACGCTGGCAGCGGCACATCACGGCCAAACACCTCAGCCTGCACTTTGAGGCACAGGTGCGCACAGTCAAACTTGCCATCGATGTAGGGCAGGCCTACATAGGTTTGTGCCTGCTTAAAGTCGGCGGCATGGTTGCGGGGGGTGGGTTGGCTGGTGTATGTCATGTTGTCAGGCATTAGCCTGCAAACAGCGCAGGCGCATTGGTAGGGTCAAACCGCACCAGCACTGCTGGGCGGCGCATGGTGTCATCTAGGCCAAATGTGCAGCTCATCACCGTGGGCGTCACGTTGATGGCTGTCAGTTGCCCAATGAACTCAAAGTCCACCACAGCAGGCGTGGCACGGCTGGCCACACGAACTGTGGCGGTGAGTGATGCACCTGTGGGCAGACCCTCAAGCAAAGCCGTGAGCGCGCGGCCTACGTTGTCCACCTGCAAGGTGGCGCGTGGGTTTTCTTTTTGGGCTTGGCTGGGTAGCTTCAGCACAAAAGGCAGACCCACATAGGTGTCGCTGCCAATCACCCAGTCACGCGTGTCGTTCACCACGCGAATGGGGCTGGCAAAGCTGCTGTGGTCAATCAGCAGCAGCTCTAGGATGCCTTGGCTGTCGCTGGTGCTTTGCAGCGCGGCGGTGGTGGTCACGCTCACCATCAGTAGGCACTCCGCAAATATTCCAGCGTCATACGCCGCGTGGTGATGCCACTCCAAATGCCCGATGCAGGTTGCAACGGGCCAATGTCACCGCCCACAATGCGGGCCTGCACTGCTGTGTTGGTGCGCGGGTTAGTCCATGTAAACCAATCTGCACCGCCACCTATTTGGCTGTACACCCACGTCTCAAAGTCGTTGGCGTTGGTCGGTGTTTCAAACAGCAACACGACGGGCACCGACACCATAGTGTCGCTGGCCATGCGGCGCTGCTTGGGCACACCGCGCTCCATCTCAGAGCGTGCCACTACGCTTTTTGGTTGCTCGGTTGAGCCCACCAAAATTTTCACGTAACTCGGAAAAGTTGCCATTACTTATGCTCCCGCCGTACGCAGGCCGTAGCGTGCTTCCATGGCGCGGGGCATCGCGCCCACGCCATTAAATACATCATCAGCCATTGCATTTTTCACCATGTCCACCAGCACAGTCAGACCACCCTTGCCATCGCTTTGCGTGGTCACTTGGCTTTGTGTGTTGTTGATAATTTGCACATTGATGCCCGTGTTGGCGCCCTTGGGCGTGATGGCCTCGCCCTCATGCACCAAGGCCAGCATGTCGCGTGGCACATACGGTGTGCCTACAGCAAAACTAGGCGTAGAGGAATAAAGGCTGTCAGCTGACCCGCCCTTTAACCCCAGACCTCCCGTGCTCTGCCCGCTGCTCAGCGAATAGTCGTTCGAGGTGCCCGAGCCAAACATATTGCCCATAGCACCCGCCAAAGGCCCTGTGATGCTGCGTTGCACCATGATGCGAATCAGGTCAGAGATGATGGAATCAGCCATACTCTTGAAGTCGAGCTTGCCCGTTTTCACAAACGCCACCATGGCATCTTCCATGCCCCTAAAGGCATTTCCCCAAGCGTTCTTGACTTGCAGGGCTTGGTTGCTGGCCGCGTCTGCGTACTCTTGAAACGCTTTGTTTTGGCCAAACTCGCCAGTGCGTTGCATCGCTTGGCGCGCAGCCACCAGAGCCTGCAGGTTTTTGATTTGTTCGCCTGTGTTGGTGCGCAAATCTGCAATCGCTTGATCGTCCAGCGGCTTACCTGCCTTCTTGGCCTCGTTGATGGCGTTTTCTGCGTCCATCCGGCGTTTGATAGACACGGCTGCCAACTCTTGTTGTGCGGTAGTCAATCCAATCAAGTCTGACTGCTGGGCATAGGCTTCGTTTTCAAGCCTGAGCTTGTTGGCATATGCATCGACAGCACGTTGGCTTTCGGTGCGCTGAATGCGGTCCACTGCAGCATTGGCTTGGTCCATGGCTGAGGCCAGATCAAGCCCTTTTTGACGCACAGCCTCTTGCGCAGCTTTGACGCGCATCATGGCGTATTCGTTTTGGTCAAGCTTGACGTTCATTCGGTCAAGCTCTTCCATGTAGCGCGTGAAGGGCTTCTTGTCACCAGACGTATCTTCCGGCTTAGGCTTCCAAACCTTTCCGGCGTTCTGTGTGTTATTTTCTAACCTTGCATTAGTCAAAGGCTGATTGCGATCATCGACAGCCCAAGCAGCTTTGATGTTTTTGTTGTTGGCAATAGCAATATCCACCATAGCTTGACCCGTCTTGGCCATACGCTCTTTTGCGGCGTCCAACGCATCGGCCATGGCGATTTTTGCGCCCGAGAAGTCGCCCGACAAGGCCCGGCCAGCCGCCGCCATCGCCCCCACCAGCACCAGCACCATTGACTCAGCCGAGCCAACCATCACCTCATACGCCATGCCCACAGAGGTGGCAAATCCGTACACCAACGTAGCAGCAGTTGCCACAGCACCACGGAACAACATCACGGCACTGGGGAACCCGTTTTTCAACCACTCCGCCATGCTCGTTGCCATGGGCATAAAGCTGTCCGAAATAACGCGGCTAAAGCCTTCGGTGGTCTTGCGCGACTCGCTGTCAAAGTCGCGCATGGCCTGCTGGTAGCGCGCCACGGCAGCTTGAGTTTGTGGGCCAATGCCTAAGTTGTAGTCATCGAGGCGGTTTTTGCTTTGCTGAATTTGCGCATCTGTCACCTTCAATGCATCCACCACCTTGGCATAACTGCCCGCACCGATAGCTGCGGCGGCAGCAGATCTGTCATACCCATCCTTATACTGATCCAACTTATTCTTAACATTGGTCAAAAACTCAGCCTCTGTTAACAAATGACCATGGTTGTCCTTGTATTGAATACCAAGGCGCTTAAGCTCTTTGGTGTTTTCTCGCATAGCTGTTGCGGCCTGCGTATATGTTTCAACATAGCCTGATTTATCAATACCCAAGCGCCCAAGCGCATCTTGCAGCGCCATAGCCTCCACTGCAGAAATACTTAGCTGTGCTTGCAGCGACTTCACTTGCGCATTGATAGCCATCAGTGCATCGATGGACTTGCTCTTCATCGAGTCGCCCGTGAACAAGCCCTCAATGAAGTTATAAGTCGCCGACACAATTTGGTAGGCCGTGTACATGGTCGCAGCAACTGCACTCACGGCGGCAATGGCCACGCCAATAGCAATCGCCTTGCCCTTGGCCACCACATAGTCTTCGGTCTTTTGCAGCCATGTTTCAGTGGCCGCATAACCAGCACCAAAAGCGGCCCCGAAAGCAGCCGCCACCTTCTCTGCAAAACCTTTGGGGTTGATGTTGTCGGTGGCCTTGGCCACATCCTCCATCGCCTTTTTGGTCTCCTGTGTTTTGCCAATCACGGCATCATTGGCGGCCTCCATGCTGCTCTGGAATCGGCGGGCTGCAGCCTCGTTTGCTGCGGCTGTGTCAGCCATAGCTTGGCGAAACTTCTCCACGTCGCTCTGCGCGCTATTCAAGGCTTGCTTTGCATCATTACCAAAACCACTCATGCTTTGCGCGGCTTGAGCGGCGTTGGTGTTAATGACGATATTTAAGTTGGCGTAACTCATGGGGCGACTACCTTTGCGACCATAGACAGCACTGCTGCCTCTTGGTCTTTGGGGGTTGAAAATTCTTTAGGTTTTTCTGGCTCTGCATAACGCCTGTGCAGCGCATTCCACGGTACCAGCTGGCTGGGGTAAATGGGCTCAGGCGCTCTGGCAGGGTCACGGTTGACGTTGTAAATAGCCGCAGCAATGCTGGCTGATCTCAAATCGTCAAAGTACGGGCCAAATGGCTCAATCTTGTGAAACTCCACCCACTGGTTGAATTCAGCCATCGGCATGACATCCAGCTCACCCAGCGTTTTATGCAGGGTAAGGGCCAGCCGGTGGCGGAAAATCAGCTCAGGGGCATCAATCAGTTTTTTGCTGCTTCGGCCTTTTGAAAGCCGTTAGCCACCAGCACCGCCTTAACCAGTTTGTCAATCTTGGTGCTGGCCGCATCGCGCAGGGCGGGCAAGTCAGCATCGTCAAACATGGGGGCACCCGTCTCATCGGTCACAGCGCGAATGAGCAGCTGCAAACCAAACTCGCTCATGGGCGCGTCTTTGTTGTTGGCAATCTTGGCAATGTCATCGTTTTCGCCCACGGTAATTTGGCGCACGTGCACCGTGCCAAAGTCTTCCACCTCAACAGGGGTTGATTTAGCCACCAAGGCGGCCAGCAATGCAGATGTTTTGTCGTTAATCATGTGTGTCTTCTTAATCGCGCAAAGCGCTGTTTAAATGTGTGTCTTCTTAATCGCGCAAAGCGCTGTTTAAATGTTGCTCTACGGCGTTTTGAATGCCGCGCTTATTGCCTTCATAGGCGGGTCGCATAAATGGCCGTGCAGGCTCGTGCACAGTGCCAAATTCGGCAAAGATGGCTTCGTGCTCTTGGGCACCTTTACCGCTGTCCACAACCTCCACTACCGCAGTGGCTGTGTTGGAGGTGTGGCGTGTTGTTAACTGAATGTGGCGCTGAAGCTCCCCCGTGCGCAGAGGCGCAAAGCGCCGCGCTTGCTCAAGCATGGGCTGACAGGCATCACGTAGCACAGCCTCAAGTGCAGTGCCTGATATTGCCTTCTGCACTTGGTCTAGCGCGGCGTCTAGGGATAACTCGGACTCATCCATGCGCTATCACACCAATGTGTAAGCACCCGTGATACGCAGGGCGATTGAACCCTTTATCACTTGGTCAATGCCAACTGAAGTGCTGAATTTTTTGCAATACGCACTGAATGTCAAAACAGCACCAGAAGGAAAAATGATCTTGTATTGCTTCAGCGTCTGAGCCAACTGCGATGCACGCACTGCAATCTGGCCAGCATCTGTTGTGTCTTGATCTACTTCAACGGTGAACTGCCCACTGTCTGGTAAACCTAAGCGCACCTCTTTTGCGGCAGATTGCAGGTTGGTCACATCAATCTCGTTGGCGGCGCCGTCAATACCTTGGAAGCTTTTGGTATTGGCAATCGTCGTGAAAGTAACTGGCGTGGCTGTAGCGCTAGAGAATGTCAGCGTTGCGCCAGTTGTGTCGATATTGACGGCAAACGTATTTGTAGTCACCGCAGCTACAGAAACCTGCCCTGTCAAGCCAGCTGCGCCGCCAATGCCTGCGAGCGTCACCAAGTCGCCCTTATTCAGGCTATGTGCGGAGGCCGTGAAAATTGTCACGACACCAGCTACGCCTGCAGTGACAGTTTTAGCCGAGCCGCTGCCAGTGGCAATTTGTACCTGTGTGCCTTGCGAGGCAACTGCTGTTGAAGTCATCGGGAATCTCCAAAAAAAAGAAAAGCCGCATGTTGCGGCTCGGGGTTGAAAAACTGAGTAGGCCTACGTCAGTCGTAGTGCCAAATTGAAAAATCCAAAATCACGCGGTGCAAATTGGCATCGCTGTCAAAACGATCTTGCTCAAGAAGTGGGACATTTTGAGTTTCCCAATCTTCCATTGACTTGTTGACTTGCCGTGCAAGCGTCTGCACACCTTCATAGCTGTTGTCAAAGCAATCTATTTGCAGGCGTGTGTTTTGAATTGGCTGTTTGCTATTGAGCGTGACTTCAGGCTGACTAGCCACACGGGTGTAAACCATGTATGGCTTTTGCACAGCGCCAGGGGCGATGTTTGGGTACATGCGTCCGCCTACAAAACCACTCAGCAAATTAAAAAGGCGCTCTTGAATCACATCACACCTCGCTCAAGCCTTCTTGAGCCACCAGTGTGATAAACACGTTTGACTCATCGGGGTTGTAGCACCCCAGAATGTTGAAAATACGGCCGTCGTACAGGCCGCGATAGTTGGACACCTCACGCGTGTCTGTAAAACGCCTTTGGTATCGAATCGTGATGCTATGACTCACATCACTCGCAACACGCTGTGCGTTTTCTAGCTTGGCGCCACTCAGCGGCTGAATGTCTGCCCACAGCGTGCAGGCTTCAATCCACTCCAGCTTTTGCGCGCCAAACGTGTCTTGCACAGGGTTGCGCTTTTGCAGCGTCACGCGTCGATGCAGCTGTCCTGCTCTGATCGCTGTCATTGCAACACCAACTTGTAGGGGTCAAGCAAACCATCCACAAATGGCAGCGCCTGAATTTGTCCACGGCTCATCAAAGCCACCTCTTCACGATGGGCATACAAACTACCAATGCGCAGCTTCATCCAGCTTTTGAGGCCTGCAGGCACCGTGGTGGCATCGCCATAGCCTGCGTCAAACATCACGCGCACGGAGCCGATTTGCGGCAAATTGATAGGCCAAATCCGGCCAAAGATCGGCGTGATACGCGCAGGCTCGCAAGCACTATCCACCACATAGTCGGTAGCAGGCATGGTTTGCCATACACCGCCCATGTCTTGGTATTCAATGCTCACCACATTGGCGATGGGAGCCTTAGGAATGAGTATGGCATGGTCAGGCAATGAGAAGGGTTGGCCAAAAGGCACGCCCATCATGCTAGGCCCGGGAAAGCTATCCAGCACCATGCGCCAACGGGCAGTCACCAGTTGGCGCAAAGTGATGGTTTCCACTGCGACACGTGCCGCCTCAATCAACATATTGATCAAGTCGTTGTCATCATCAAAGTCGACACGCAAATGCAGCTTAGCCTCGCTCAGCGTCACCGGCTCTTCGGCCGGCGGGGTTACGAGTTGCAGCGTCATGGCTTATTGGTAAGCCGGTGGAAGTTTCTGGCTGTCAGCGTCGCCAGCAACACCGTCAGCACCGACCGCAACTTGGTCGCCTTGCGCCGCTTGGTCTGCTGTTGAAGATTGATCGCCAACTGTTTCAGTTTGTGCCACTTCTGTTTCGGTTTTAGCCGGATCTGTTTCAGAAGAGCCCTCTTTGCCAGACTGATCATCAGCCAACTCTTTTTGAGCTTGTGGCTTGCTGCCCTTGCGACCTTTAACGGTCTTGACCAAAGCGGCTGCAGCTTTTGCTTCATCAGCCAACGCCTTAGCTTCAGTCATCGCAGCATCAGCGCGATCTTGAGCAATCTTTGCCAACGCCTCAAGAGCGTCAATGTCTTCTTCGTCTTTTGCGTCGACCAGCTCGGCATAGCCAGTGTTCACCAAGCTTTGCGTTTCCGAATTCAAAGCATAGAACTGGCCTGCTGCAAACTTCACTTCACCCATGTCGTAGAAGTCTGCAGGAAATTTAACAACTTTACTCATGTTGCACTCCGGTATTTTGTTTTAAGAAAAAGCTCCCCACACCTTGGCGGGGGAAGCTTGAGGCCCAAGCTCAGCGCTTAGGAGATGTTTTGCACCACGCCCGTTTGGTTCAGCGCAGATGCAGGTGCGTTTTTGGCAACGCCACCCAACACAGACGCACCCACCAAACTTGCAGCACCGCCAATCGTCAGAGACAGACGGAAGTAGGTGAAGTTGTTGGCCAAGTCAAGTTCGTCAGCACGGAGGTTGATCAATGCTTGCTTGTTGTCACCCGTGGCTTTGACAATTTGAGTCAAGGCCTTGCCGGTCACATCCTTGGCGTTGGTGCCCGCGTTGTCGGTCGCTTGCTGCAGCTTGGCATCAACAGTGCCGCCAGCGCCAAGGACGCCGGTTTGCACCAAAGCCAAAAAGCGCTCGTGGTTAGCGACTGGAATCCAGCCTGTAGTGATAGAGCCAACAGCCTGCGACACAGGGTCAATGGTGGCCAAGAAAGAAAGCAACTCGGCAATGCGAGCATTCACAAATGCAGTCATAGGGAACTCCTAAAAAAGAAAACAAAAAAGCCACCCGAAGGTGGCTAGACCCAACTGCAGCGGATTAGCGCGCAGCCAAGGTCACGAAGTGCGAACGTGTGTTGCCAGACTTTGGTGGCATCACAGGGGCGCCCAAGATTGGCATGCCGTTCACGCGGAAGCGCACGCGCATGGCAGTTGCGTCAGCATCGAAGTACAGATGCATCGATGTGTCGGTCTGAATGCCGCCAGCTTTGGTGATGGTGCGGTAGCCTTTGAGCGACAGCAACGACAAGTCAGACTGTGAGCTGAATGCCGCAGCATGCTCGCTCAAGTTCAATGGACGGCCTTTGAGCATGCCGTAAGGCGACTCGGCCATGTTGGTGTTTGGCAAGTACACAGGGAACTGGCCCACAGTCAACGCCTCCAAAGGAGACAAGATGTCTGGCGTACCAATCCAAATTGAATTCTTCAGCTCGCCCACCAGCAAGCGTTGGACCATCTTGGTGATGTTCTTTGCATCCAAGGTGCCGGGGGCTTGACCTGTTTCTTTGGCTTGCACAATGGCTGGGCTGCCGGTGTTGCCAGCGTTGGTGAGTGCACCCAAAGGCTGGCCAACACCCGTGCCAAACAAGATGGCTTCGTTTGTCTTCCAGGTGATGCGATCAGCCAACAGTGGCGTGAGGTAGCTGCCGATAGCAAAGCCATCTTCAATCAACTCATTGGTGACAGGAACCAAGCCCATCATCTTGTGCAAGACCATAGCTTGAGAGCCAATTTGCACTTTTGATTGAGCAGCCGCCAAAGCTTCAGCTTGCCAAAACACTTGCGCGCCAGAGCCTCCCCATGGGGTTGACTCATCCTTTGGGAAGATCATGCTGTTGCCAGTGAGCTCAGTGTTGGCCGTCATCGGCAACAAAGACTCTTCGCCCAAAGACAAGCGCCACAGCTCTTGGCTGAATTGCGGGGGAATGGCAAAGCCGCCATCAGCGCCTGCAGATTCATTGCTGAACGTGCCAGGGGCAGATGCGCCAATGTTCAAGCGCTCATCAAAGCTCTTGCCCATGCCAGCCTGAGCTACAGCCTTGGAAAAGTCGCCAAACGACTGAAAGCCAAACTTGGGGTCAGCAGCGCGGTTGTCAGACACTGACACTGTTGCAGTGGCAGATGCGTGCGGCAAATCCACCACATTGGCAGCCAAAAAGGTTTCACGTTCGATGGCAGCGTTGATACTCTTCAAGTCTGCAGCATGTGCATCAAATGAGGTTTGATCTTCGGCATTGAATTCAGCCTTGGCGTTCAAGGCCTTCATCGCATCAACGGCAGCGGCTTTGCGAGCTTGCAGCTCACGGAGTTTTTTACTCATGGGGTTTCTCCAAAAAATTACAAAAAAAACCGCCAACTTAGGCGGTATCTGGTTTGCACATCGGCCAACGGGCCGCTCGCATTAGGCAATCAACGGACTGCCCACCGCGTTGGTCTGTGTGCTCAGCAGTCCAAAATTTGCAGTTCGCGCTCGCGCTCGGCACGGCGCTTGGCCGATGCGTTGGCATTGCGGGGCGGCAGGTCTTTTTGCATTTGGCGCACCACATCATCAAAGGTGGCAATGCCATCAACCATGTTTTCCTTCAGCGCAGCATCAGCGCCCAGCACGCGGCCTTGGCCCATGCCGTTGCGCACCTGTTCAACACTCACGCCACGACCTTGAGCTACGGCTGCTACAAACGTGTTGTAGTAGTCGTCGGTACGGCTTTGCATGAAAGCCTTGCTGTCATCGCCCAAAGGCTCGTAGTAGTTGCCCTCGGTCTTGTATTTGCCCGAGCTGATGAGCGTAGTCTTGATGCCTTGCTCATCCAGCGCCTTTGACCAGTCTTCGTGCGCTTGCCACACACCAATGCTGCCAACCTCACCGCCAGGCGTCATATAGAACTCGCTGGCAGCGCACCCTACCCAGTAGGCCGCAGAGGCTGCTAGGCTGTTGGCCACAGCCACGATCTTTTTCTTGTCGCGAGCTGCAAAAATTTCAGCACCCAGCTCACTCACGCCGTACACGCTGCCACCGGGGCTATCGATGTCAATCAAGATGCCACTCACGCGGGGGTCAGCCACCGCCTCGCGGAAAGCCGCTGTAAATTGTTGGCAGCTGGTACCGCCGCAAAAATCAGTCGCCATGTTTGCACGCTGAACAACCGCGCCGTACAGCGGTAGCACGGCAATGTAGCCATCGCCCACCTGGGCCTGAGCCTTTTGTCGCGCAGCCTCAAAGCCTCGCGGCTTTGATGGAACATCGTCATCATCCATCGCTCGAGGCGCACCACTTTGCCAGCGCGAAATCACGCTAGCAAATGCTGTCAAACGCTCAGGCATGAGTGCCCATGGCGTACTGAGAAACTCAGCAACCAAAATTTGCTTTTTCATAGCAGTCCTTAAAAATTACGAAATTGAACCCATGGTGTCAACCACCGTTTGCGTGTGAAGCGCACTATCGCGGGTGGCGAGTAGCGCAGCTTCTTGCTCGGCGGTCATGCCAGCCGCTACCGTTAGCGTGCGGCTTGCGTTTTCCCACACTTGTGCTGCCGTCAAACCCTGCGGTATGTCTTGCGCTGTCAGTGTTGACCGTGAGCTGATGGGTGAATCCATGCGGCCAAGCTCTGTAGCCAGCTCAGTGCGCACAGCGGCTGCGTTTTGCGCAGCGGTGGGCACGGCAGCAGGTGCGCTGTAGTTAGCAGCGGCAAGGCGGCTGCTCACCGTTGCATCAAGTTTGTCCAAACGTGTATCGGTAGCCAGCACGGGGTTAGTTGGTATCGCTGCTACAGCAGTAGCCTTTGCCAGCACCGTGCTGCCCTCAATCTGCGCAAGCGTTGGGCCGTTCCCCAGCACGTCCGTTTTAGCCTTGATCGATGTGATGTCAGCATTTGCAGGAGCTGTGTATGCAGTTGATGCAAGGCGCGTTGATGTGGCTACGTCGATGCGGCCAAGCTCTGTTGTCAACTCCTTCCTCACTGCGGCCGCCATGATGGATGTGTCGAGCGCAGGTTTGGATCGGAGAATTTGCACTTGGTTGCCATCGGCGCGCACTGGATTGAGTACATAGCTTGAATCCGACGCAAGAGCGGCGGCTTGGTTGATGTAAAAGTCTAAGTACACACGATCTGTCACAAGCAGAGATGCACCGAGAGCAAGCCTGAGGGCCGGAAATGGATTTGTGATCTCGTCTGCATTGATGACGATGGTGGACGTACTGCCCGGTAGGAAGCCCGCGTTCAACGCAACTTCTTGACTAGCCAGTCGGTGAAATAGAGCTTTTCCAAGCTCAATCCCGCTAACAGTAATTGCCGCATTGAACGTGATGACAAAGAACTGCATTGCACCGCTCGTATCAAGACTCAGAGCCATGTTGCTCAGGTAGCTAGACACGTCCAAAGACGTGTTGATACTTGTGTTGACGACAAACTCAGCATCAAGCGTCACACCACCCGTGCTCGTGTCTATCGTGCGCGTGTAAGTCACACACCCAAGCGCCCACATGACGACCTCGACCGGCTTGCCCTTTGGTACCGTGTAAGTAACACCCGAAATATCTGCTTGATACCCAAGATCGGTATAAGCGCCTGTAGTTCCGCTGCGAGCTGATATGTTGAAAGTTCCACCGCCTAACTTGCGCACCGTGACGCGCACGCCACTTATGTCTTCCAGCGTCGCCGTCACTGTTGGGTTGCCAGCAGTGTTAAATGCTTCAGCCTTCGCCGAGGTGATTGTCTTGACCTTTGCGCCAGACGCAATCACAGCAAGCGGGCTGCCAGTGATTGACAGCGCCGAACCAAAACGCATCTCGCCCGATGTCCACGAAGTAAACGGCAACACACTCTCGACTTCATGACGGTCTGGATGCGCATGGAAGTCAATCACGGCTTTCCAAATACCGTCCAGCGTGTAGCTGCCATCAGCGAGAACGACTGTTGTCACCCCTGCTGTATACGAGACCGTGATGCCAGCAGTCGATGCTGCCGAGTTGTAGTTGTCATCTGTTGACAGCGCTACCGCAGATGACTGTGGTGCACTCATGTCCAATGTGGACGTAGCAAACACACGGCCTACGCAGCGGTAGCTGGCCTCAAAGTCACTCGATGCGTACAGCTCTGGCGCGGTCATGCCCGTACTGTTTCGGCTATCGCTCACGGTGATGAGCTTGACACCGGTCTCCCACCACTTGTGCCATGCTTGTGTGCGCGTGCGGTTTTGGTGCACCCAGCTATCCGTGCGATGGCTTGCGTTGCTTGTGTAGTCCTTCGTAGTCGGCTCAGTGATGGAGATTTTCCCGCTGGCATCCGTGATGCCACTGGCGACTAATCTGGCACGGTATGACCCGATAGTGTTAGCTATTGAACAAACTGAGTTTTTGTTGCGTACCGTCACAGATGCACCCGCCAGCTTATTGCCTACGGCATCCATAACTACAGGCGCAAATCTCAGCGTCACAACGTCTACACACTTGTCGGTAGACGTGTTGCCCGTGGCAATGTAATCGACAGTACGTAAATAAGTCTTGCCACTATCGAGCACACCACTTGCCGAGAGCGTTGTGTATGGATCAATCCACAAGTACGTTGGGCAGATAGACACAGCGCCCCAATAGCTCGAAGCAGTGGCTGTGAAATCTGATCTTCGGAAGCTACGACGAATTCCTGTTGGACGTTGACCTACAGGGGCTACGTCGTAGCAGTAATCAGGCCGGACATCAAATGCATTGTTCGCCAAATTTGCCGGAGTACTACCACCAGTGAACGTGAACAACGAGACCAGATAATTCCCAAGCACAGAGACAAAACGTAAACCAGAAATCGTAGAAGGTTTGTTATCTATTCCCCAGTTTTGGTGCATGCCAAGCACGAAGTCTGTTGGTGATGTCGAGGTCCATCGCAAATTGATATTGCTCACAACTGCACTTGGATGTTTTGACAAATGTCCGTCACCACCGGCTTCGAAGACAAGAGTGGAGCCTTGTAGATTGACTCCTGGATGAATCGAATTCCAGGTGGTTCCTGCTGACTTGTAGACGATCCGAGTCATAGAGTCACCAATAATCGGAGCATGTGTCTCAGATGGGTTGGTACCGGCCGTCAGAATAAGTATTGCATTCTTAAGAGACAGGGCAATGTTAGACAGCGGCGCATCTGTAGTCGCTCCTCCGGCAATACCAACACCCTGTACAACAATAGTGCCGGAATTATCGAGAGTTGCAATCGCACCAGTAGATTTTGCAAGCACTAGCCAGCAGTTTGAGTTTGATCCGATTGCATTCGTAGTGACTGTTCGAATAACGTTATCCTGAGACTTGACAGCACTCGTAAATGCCACAAACTCAGATAACGATGTGCCGCTAGAAGGGATAGTTACGGTAGACCCGCTGAGAGATGGTGTCGTCATTACTCAATCTTTTTCGTAAGTAATTTTTTCAAGCATCACACGGCCTCTTTTACTTCTATCAATAGCTCAGCAATATCTTTGCCTTTGCGTTTTTCAAACCAAGCAAACGCAGCGCGTACCAACACCCAACCAGGCAGACCGGCAGCAAAAATGATTCCTGCCAATCCCATAAGTCCAGCTTGCGTAGATGCCCACTCATTCAGATGCAGGTACTGCACCACTGCACTACCACCGCAAACACTCGATACCAGGGTGCAAATTAGCGCCATAGCCCACTCACGTTTGCTTTTTGGCTGAATCCAAAGCATCACGACGATCGCGGCAAGCCCCGCAGGAAGGCCTAGCGCAATTGCTAATTTATAGGCTGCGTATCCACCGACAGCGGCGCTTGATGATGGCTCAGCCATTTGATTCCTAGCTAAAAATTACGAGATAGTTAGAGTGCATCCGTCAGTAGCAGACTCGATACCTTGAAAAAGTTTGTCAAAGGCCACACGTGAGCCAGCAATGAAGTCTGAAACGCCATCCCAAGTGCTGCCAACAATGATGCAGCCCTCGGTGTCTTCAGATGTGTTACCCGTGTGGATGCGCACTCCCTCAAATCCCTCAACGCCCACGAGCAATGGCATGGGTTTCTTGAATCGGTTGGACATAGTGACCTGCACGGGGTATGTGCCCACGGGGATGGCGGTGACCTTTGGAATCTTCCAAGCAGACACGGGCTCACCCGCAATTTGGCGCACAGTGTCTTCAATGGTGATACACAGAAACTCACCGTCAACTGACAGCTCACCGATGGTGCATGTGGGCAAAAAATGTTTGCGCGTGATGTCAATTTTCATTTGGTCACTTTGTTGTAGGTGTCGATGCAGGCATTGAGCTGTCGGATGGCGTTGTCTCCATCGGTGGTGATGGAGACAAGAGCTTCAGCAGTCGGTCGGTCAAGTTCGGTTCGCGTTTCTGTCTTATTTCCACTGGCAGCGGTGGGGCTTTCACCGCCGCAGACTGCGGTAGGGATGGACAGCCGCACAGTGCCAGCGCGGATGCCAGCAGTAAGAGTGTTTTGATGTGTTTGGGCATCTTCTTTCGCCTTCTGTAGTTGCGTTGCAATGTCATTTACGGTGAGCACCAATTCATGCTCACGCTCTTGGGCTTGTTCCAAGGCTTGCGTGCGGGAGGCCTGTTGCTCGACTTCTGCTAAGTGGTGACCAAAAAGAAAACTAACAACGAGCGCGGTGATCAAAAAGAGTGCTTTGAGTGTCATAGGTAGGTCAGTGATGCGCGTCCAGCCCAAGAGGCCGACACCGAAGTGACAGCAGCGCGGGTGACCGTAGGTTGTTGGCCCGATGTGTAGTCAAGCCGAGCGATGTGTTGCGAGTTGTCTGTTGCTTTTTCATAGCCGCAATAAGCAACTGGCCGATTTGAATCAGTGTTGATGAGCGTTATCGCGTGGGTAATTCCATCTTTACCAGGTAAGCCGCGCAAGATTTGCCCAAGCTCGATAACCAATGATGGGTTTGGATTGGTAGTGAGTGTGATCGTTGGCTGACTGTCATCTAGCTTAAGAGTGGCTAGATTGACAGGTGTGAGCGTGACAACAACATCAACCATGTGGTACCCACGGATGCACAGCAATTACAAAGCTGGGCGTTGGAATGACGACACCTGAAGCGTCCTCAAACCGAATGTCACAAGTCAAGTCTCCTTCAGGCCATGTGGCCGTATCAGCTGCTGCCTTGCTCACCAAAACTTGATGTGCAGTTGCAGGGCTTATGGGGTCTGTCAAGGCCACATCAAGCATGGTCTTAAATTTCCCGCTATTGCCAATGGCGTTGCATGTGGCTGTCCATGTGCCAGATGGCAATGCCGCCGTGCCAGCTAGTGACAAAGTAGCGCCACGCTTGAGGTCAATGCGTTGTGTGTCTGTGCAACTCATTAAAAGGTTCCAAGTCGGGTGAATGCAGCCTCAAGAGCTGACTCATTAAAGTCAATACCATGTCCCGCCCATTTATTTACTTCGCAGGAATCAATGGCAAGCGATGCCGCCACCACGTCAGCATCTGCCACAGTGAATATTCCTTGCTTTGCATAGCGCCTTGCCAATCTGGCCGCGTTTTGCTGCACCATGACTCTCATGCGCAGAGCATTGGTGTCTTCGCCGGGATCTACTTCCTGTTGTTTTTTTGGATTAGGCGTGCTGGCTTCTCCATCTTCTGCATCACTTTCTTCGACCATGTTCAGCGGTCGAAGCGGCTCGTTTAGACCCGGCAATGGGTTAAGGTTCTCAGCAATACGGGCTTCGTTACGCGTCATCCAACCATTGCTGATACCGCTGCCGTAGTACTTGGCGCGACTGTCTGCATCACCGCGCATGAGGCTGGTGAAGTCAAACGCAAATTCAAGACCCGCATCCTCTGGAGACAGTTCAAACTCAATCGAGCTTTCCCAGCGCATGGCCCATGGGGTCATCGTATGAATGATGAACTCAAGCGACTGTTGTTCGATGTTGCTAAAGGTTGCGCGGTCCAGATCGCCAATCAAATGCGGTGGCACGCGGAAGATGCGGGCAATATCAGTAGCTTGGTACTTGCGGGTTTCCAAAAACTGCGAGTCTTTGTTGTTCATCCCGATTTCGTGGTACTTCATGTCGTTTTCCAACACGAGCACCTTGCCTCGGTTTGCGCCACCCTGCTGCTTTTGATAGCTATCGCGGAATGCCTGCTTGGCTGCGTGATCCTTAAAGGATCCAGGGAACTCAATCCACCCGCCTGTTGGCTTGGCGTCATTACTGAAGAATCGGTTGCCGTAGTCTTGGGCTGCCAATGCGGCACCCAGCGAGCTTCGTGCCGCAGCAATTGGGCTCAGACCAATAATGCCGTCGCTACTCAAGCCGCGCAAATGCCAAATTGATCCACGCGTGAATATTTGCTCGCTGCCATCTGACTTTTTAACGATGTAGCGATAGTCACCACCGTCCATCACCTCAATCGAAACGCGATCTGGATGAATGGGCATCAGCTCAGTGATGACGCCGCGGCTGTTGCTAATAATTTGGCAATACGCGTTGCCACGCAAAGCCAAGTGGCCTTGTAACATCTCGCGCCACTCAAATGGGTTTTGGTAAGCGTTGGGGCGCTTGCACAACAGCTTGGCCAACCAATGATCGGTCACGCGGTCTTTGCCGCCATCGGCACGGCGTTTGTACACCACCAATGGTAGGCTGGCCATGGTCTCAGTCAGCACTCGAACGCACGAATAGACGGCAGCCAACTGCATAGCCGCATCTGCCGATACAAGGCCACCTGCGCCAGTGCGCATTGGGGCTGGACCAAACCAGAAATCTCCCCAAGGCGAACGGTCGCTAGATGCTTTGAACGGGTTTAGTTTGCTGAAAAATCCCATTACAGGGCCACCATTTCGTAGTCGTCACCAATCACCACTTGGTCACTGGGTTGCAGCGCGCGACCCAAAGCCATCAACATGGCGATCGGTCCGTCTATCTTGTTTTCAGGTCTCTCTTTCGTGGGACTCATCAACTCGTTGAACTTGCTGACCTTCACCACCAGATTGCTCACCATCCAAGACATCACAGGGTTGCCGTCATGCTTGAGTTTTCCCTCCAGCACCAAGTTTTCAACTTGAATCAATGCGGGCGTGAAAAATGTTGAGCGCTGCGTGATTTCCACCAACGGCAACCCCTCTTCAATCAACTTGCTCGCAAAATACATCGACAAAGCCGGGTCGAATGCGATTTCTTGCACGTCAAAATGGCGGCAAAGCATGCGCAAGTCGTCAGCCACCACATCAAAGTCGGTGATGTCGCCATCCGTCACCTGCACAAAGTCTTGACGGGCCCAGCCGGTCAAATGTGCGTTGCCGCTTTCTTGAATAGCAAGCTCATTCAAGTACAGCCGTGTGCACACATTCCATTTGCCGCCATGCTCAAACACGATGCAAAGCGCCGCAAAGTCTTTCTTTTGAGCGAGGTCAAGGCCAATCCAAGCCCTTGCACCGAAGAACTCAGGCAAGTCGCGCAGCTTCGCATCAGCGCAGCGCTCCCACGCACGCATGTCCATCCATGCGCTTTCACCCGATACCCAAACATTCAAATGCTTGGTCAAAAAGTTGTTGAGTGCCGAAGGCATTGCCTCCGCTTTTTTTGCCGAGGCAGCAATGTAGTCGGGCATCACCGAAATGCCGTAATTTGGATTCGCCTTAGCCCAGCTCAGTGGGTCAAAGTAATCATCCTCATCGTCAATCGTGTAAATAATTCCAAAAACACGGTCATCACGAATGATTCCACTCAAAATTTTGGTGATGTGCGTGCGGCGCTCGTAGCAAATGCCAGAGCGATCCGTTCCCGCCGTGGTAATCGTTCCAAGCATCGACTGCTCACGGGCACCACGTGCGGTGTCAATCACGTCATAAAGGTCGCGTTTCTTGTGCGCATGCAGCTCATCGAGCATGGCAAAGTGCACATTTAAACCGTCTTGAGTTGACGCCTCAGCAGCCAAAGGCGCACCTTTGCTGGCTGTGCTGGCAACAATAAGGCTGTGCTTCATGATGGCGAGGCCCAAGTCAGAGCGCAGCGCTGGTGTTCGCTCGGCCATTGCCTTGGCATCGTCAAAAACGATGCGTGCCTGGTCGCGCGTTGTCGCGGCGGTGTAACACTCAGCACCTTGTTCACCATCAGCGGTGAGCATGTACAAAAACAATCCCGAGGCCTTGGCGCTCTTGCCGTTTTTGCGTGGCACCTCTTCATAAAACTCAATGAAGCGGCGCAGGCCTGTTTCGCGGTGCAGCCAACCAAAAATGGTGGTCAACACAAAGCATTGCCATGGTTCAAGAGTGATTAACCGACACTCACGCGCCCATTTACCCTTGATGTGGGGCAGCATCTCAATGAATTCGCAAGGTAGCGAGGCTGTTTCAGCATCGAACACCCAAGGCCAGTCGTCAGACTGATCTTTTTTCAAATCATTTAGCTGTCTTTCGCAAGCAAACTTGACCCACTTGCACGCCAAAATCTTGCCATCAAGCACGTCATTGGCGTAGCCAAGTGCCAATTCAACATACCGATTCATAGTTTTATACGACTCTTCGGAACTTTTGGAAGCCAGATTTCACCTCTGGCGCCTGCTCAAAGCCCGGCAAGGTCATCGTTGGATCAACATAGTTGGATGCCTGAACCCGCGCACGCGCTGCAGGGCTCAAGCCGAAGTGCATCAGCAATCGGTTCACTTGGTCACGTTGCTTGTTGATGAGCTGGACGCGCACGCTCTGTTGTGTATAGCCCGATGGTGTGGTGCTCTCGCTTGAGGTGGCTACGGCTTCAAAATAGTCTTCGCCGTCTTTGACTTTCTGAGCGACCTTGGCATTGAATGCCATCTCAAGCTCAGTGAGTCGTCCAACAGCTTGGCAATACATTCCAAGTGCCGAGCGATCAAGTCCACTAATCAAGCCAAGCTCTTCCAAGATCGGCGTGATTCGCTTCCATTCTTTTTTTGCTTCCTTGCTTAGGTAGCCGGGAGCCGATGGGACTTCAATGCGCGGATTTACCCCAGCCGACAAATCCAACGTGCGTCTTCCAGCGTTACCTTCCAACACTCGAAGCGCCGCAGGCTTGGGCAGTGGGCCGCGTGATCCAGTCATATCATTTGCTTTTCAAAATCCAAAGCGCATGCCGAGCGGGTACCCCCCCCTCGAAAACTTGCGCGCGTAAAAATCTCTGGAAATGGCCGGTCTAGAGCGAGAAGCTGTAGGGATTGAACCCCTACCCCCACCACCGACCAAAGCCACCATCCTCGATGACAGTCTTACGATCGTGACAAGGCTTGCACAGTGGCTGCCAGTTGTTACGGTCCCAGAACTTGTCCTTGTCGCCTTTGTGTGGCTCGATGTGATCAACCACTGTGGCGGCAACCACCTCACTCTTCTGCTCATGCGCCGCACACAGAGGATGCTTGCGCAAGAAACCTGCACGTGCCTGTTGCCATGCATAGCTATAACCGCGCTCGTTGCTTGAGCCACGTCTTGCATCTACCACTTGGCGCTGTTGCTTTGCATGCTTAAGACATCGACCACTTCCATCGTGCACCAATGTTCCGCAGGATGGATATGTGCAAGGCTTTGGAGCTGACTTCATTTGCCGATTAGTTGATGGTGGCCAGTGCTGATCTCTGGCTTTAACTAAAACAAGGAAGATCGGTGAGGTGACCTGCCAGATGTACCGCGCATCAGCCTGCGCATTCACCATCACAGCTGCGCCCTAGTCCGGCCACTTGCTTTGACACAAGCGGTAGGACGCAGCTGTGATGGGACAAAAAGTAAACCCCTGCGAGGTTTCCCTGCAGGGGTTTGGACTGTGGTGCAGCGGGTGGTGACACGAACTCCACAGCCTGCCTGAAATGTACAGATAAAGTCTATGTGGACAAACTCCTTTTTGTAGCGTTGATGCGTTCGAATTGAAGGCGGTCACGCTCAGTTTTAGCGCGCTCATGCTCGGCATTGAAATAGAGCGCAAGCAAATGGTCCGCTTGATCGAGGTTGGCTTTGACGGTGGATTCAGCGCGGCCCATTTGTTGAGCGGTGCCACGAATGCCAATTCCCTTGATGTAGATGAGGTGCAGGGTTACATAGATGTGGCCCTTACCTAACTTGAGTGCCTCGACTGCGCGGTCTGTCTTGGCCGCATCGATTTCGTCGATAGGTAACGGGGCTTCTCGGCTGCAATCAAAGAAATCGGATAGCAAAACAGACTTGGTAGCAAACCCAAGACCACCGCTGGATTCGCGCACCTTCCACAGTGCCCAGTTATCGAGTCGGTGTTTGATCCAATCAATTCGCGCCATCGACAGCCCCTTGTGACTTTGGTGGCTCCACCATGAACGCGGCAAACGAGCAGCCCGTCATCAATGCGAACTGCTGGTCATGCGCGATGATGTGCGTGGCTGGGAAAGGCGTACCGAGTACATGGCCGCGCTCTATCGCGTAGAACAGGCCCTCTTCACCCTGCAAAGAACGACGAATGCAATCGTTGACGAAATCTTTGCCAAACGCCACACGCTTTTCCGCCACCCACCTAGCGGTTTCGGGCATATGCTGACGCAAATCAACCTTGGCTGCTGACTGGCTGGGCTGTTGGTTCATGTTTCGCTCCTAAGAAATTGAAAGACTGGACGCAAGGTGGACGTAGGGTGGACGACGCAAACCCGCATGAATACTCAATCCGTCCATCCGTCCAACCCGTCCACCTATGTGTAGGTAAGCTGCGCCCGTGCGCGTGCGCGCAGACACGCGCCCCCGTGCATACGTGTGCACGTATGAGAAAGGTGCCTGAGGGGGTGGACGGGTGGACGGATGGAAGTTTTCTAAACAAAATCAACAGCTTACGGCGTCCACCCCCCATGGACGGGGGGTGGACGCGGTGGACGGATTGGAAGGCGGTGGCGACAGGACCGACATGACGTCGGGGCGTGACCAACCAGCGTGGCATCCAAAAGCCACCAAAAGCCGCTACGTTGCGTAGAAAGGGGTTACAGCGGTAAGTCATCGTCCTCACTCGCTTCGGGGCCGCTGTGGGCCTCATTCATGTCGACAGGCCCGTTTTCAGGCGTTGCCAATGGGGGCAGCGGGGGACGTCGCAGAAAGCCGCGCGTCCGTTTACCCGTTGTTTGCCGATGCTTGTCAAAGCCCAACATGCGCATGGCATTACCAATGCGCGTATCCATGTTGCCCGCACCGTCGATACGATCTGCTTTGATGAGCAAAGCCCGCTCATAAATTTCGGCGCGACTAAAGAAATCGCGCTTCGCGTTCACAGGTGAATTAGGGTCGTCATGCTTATCAGGCAAATCGCGATTGACATACGCATCGATGATGTCTTCCCATGTGTCGGTGCGCTTGAACGGGGCCTGCTCGGGAAACACCAGCGTTTTCTCTTGCTCTTTGTTGGGCCAATACGGTTCACCCGCATTGAGCCGGTGCAGCGCCTCGGCGAAGAGCTGCAAGCGCATACCCGCCAATAGATCTTCGTTAACCACCTTCACTTCAAGCGGCCAAAAGCGTCGGTCACCTGTGGCGTCTTTCAAAAATTCGTCAGCGTTGGTGGTGCCCACGTTCACACTATGTCGCTTGGCGCGAATGAGCTGCGAACCGTATGGTGGGCGAAACATGTCCTCTTGCGCAGACAAGAATTGCTTAATCTGCGTCGTCTCTGATTTGTTGAGCGACTCAAGTTCAGCAGACTCCGCAATCCACACCAGCTGCATAGCCATGAGCGAATCTTTGTCACCCATTCGGATGGCGTTGTCAGTGAAAAACGGATACGCCAGCGCACGAAAAGCCGTGGACTTCTTCAAACCCTGCTCACCCTTGATGATGAGCATGTAGTCGAACTTGCAACCAGGTTGCAACGCGCGTTTTACCAAGCCCATGATGAAACACTTGCCAATCAAACGCGTGTAGGGCCGATCTTCAACCTCGTACACATCGGTGAGCCAATGCTCAAGCCTATCCACACTATCCCATTTTTGAGAATGAATCAGGTCTAGCACAGGGTTGTACTTTGATGACCGCGCCGCCATGAGCACGCCGTTACGCAGGGTGCTTGTGGCCTTGACACTCATGCCATACGAGCGCAACAGGTACTCACCCAGCATCAAATCGTCTTCCTCATTCCAATCTCCCGCTGGATGGCCCCATGGGGTGGTACGACTGCGCTCGATCAGGTGGGTGAAGTCGTTTTGCTTGACCAAATCTTTGAGCGTGGGGTCAAGCTGCAAGCAGTACATGACGTTTTCGCGGCAGTCCATCGGACGTCCACGGTGCAGCACCAAACGCTCAATCACATCAACAAACTCAACACCGTCATCTTGCGCGTTATCAGCATCCCCAGCGGGAGCCGGAGCGATCGCGCGAGGTGGTTTTTGATTTTTCTGCGCGGGCTTGGTCAACTCAACACCAACCCTCTGCGCAAGCCAATGCAGAGCCTCTCCGGGTTTAGCCGTGGGCAACCACTCCATCACCAAGTCAATTGGCGTGCGCTTGCCTTGCTTGGGGTCGCCCATGTCGGCAACACCGAAGTCCACAATACCCTCGGGCATGATGCTTAGGTCTTCTTGCAGCTGGCGATTCAGCGACTTACTACTGACCCTAAACCCCTGCCCTTTTTGCAGCGCAGACGGAAACAATGAAGGCACCCACGCCTGCAGCGACAACATCGCCACTTCGTTGACATGCTTGAAATCATCGCTACCGTCTTGCGCCACCGCTGGTTTAGCCGTAGGTAGTTTGGCTGTTGCGGGTGGGTGGCGTTTGATGCGTGCCGCCTCTTTGGCGTCGTCAATCGTTTTGTGCAGACGTTTAAGTACATCTTCATCAATCGGTAAAACTTCAGTTGGCGTTTCGGGGTAGTGCTTGCCAGTGAATATGAAAAATTGAGACCCACAAAACACCTCTAAGCCAATGTCATTGAACTTGTTGGTATCGGTCTTACCGTGCACGATGATGTGCACACCCTTGCCACTCACCGAGTATTCTGTGAAGCTGCCCGCCGCCTTGATGATGCTTGCACAACGCTCACTCACCTCGCCAGTAGCTAGGTCAATCGCGCCATCGATGTCGATGCCAATCAAACCGTCATCGGGCAAAAATCCAAAACCTATGCCCGACCAGCCGCCGCGCTCATACGCACGGCGCACTACAGCTAAAGTAGCAAGGCGCTGACGATCACGATCTTCACCCTGACCGCCCGTGCGGCGCCCACCCATCACGTAGTAAGGCACCTTGGCAGGCTTGGCTGAGCCTTCTTTATGCTCGAACTTCCATAGCACCCACTGCTGGCGATTCGCCAGCTCTGCGGGGATACTGTCCCAAACCGGAGGCACCACCACCGGGGTTTGTTTATCGCTCATGCTGATGCTTACCTCGCCCAGCCACTCAGGCAGTTGCCAAGGTTCACCCAGCCTTCACCTATCACCGGCGCATCGGGGTCGACAGGCGCGTATTCAGCCACGGGGCGGTTGCGGTAGTCCACACGGCGGGAGCCAATGATCTGCATATGCCCCCGACTCTTGAGCTTTGGCAGGTGCGTGCGTGCAGCATCGCGGCCTACACATGCCCTCTCAGCCAACTCGGCCAATGTTGCACCACGGCCATCCACAAATAAATCTTTGGCGGCCTTTAGAAGCGCCATGCTTACTTCACCTGCGGGGCGCATCACTTAGCCCCCATCAACAAGAACCGAAGTGAATCCACCTGTTGACGCAACAGGCGGTTTTCTTTTTGCGTCTCGGTTTCTAGCTTTCGCACCGACTCCAAATCGTAGCCACGCTGGTGCAGCATCCAAAACAGCGGTGCGTCGTTACCGCACGCATCCATCAAAGCCGAAAACTTAGGCCACACAATGCCCTCGGTGCCTGACATCCAGCGACTGAACTGCGCCTTGTCAACGCCCAGTTGGCGCTGCAACTCTTTGTCAAAAGTGAACCCCGCCAACTCGGCGCACATAGCCAGCGAATCGCCCAGCGTGCGCTTGCGTGCTACCTCTTTAGGCGACACATCAATAGGTAAAGAGACTTGGTTCATGACACCTCGCAACATTGTTGAGAGCCGTTGTGTGGCTCAAATAGACAAAAAAAATGACACTGCATGCATGCAGCAAAAAACAGAAATTGGTGACCGTGGACACCTTCATAAAATGGACATTCCCAAACGACCACATACGAAAGGCCACAGCCATGAAATCACAAGGCATTGCCATCCCCTTTTTCACCGAGGCGCAATGGACGGACGCCAGAGCCGTAATGGAAGACGGCGCGACATTCCACGACAGCTATACCGAATTTGTTCATCGTGTCCAGCAAGCGGAGATGCAACTCCGGCGCGAAGGCAAAGCCACCATCCGCGTGTACATCGAGCCGAGGATGTTTGCCGACTGGTGCCGTGCGAATGGTTGCAAAGTCAATGCCGAGAGTCGCAGCCACTTCGCCGCATGGAAGGCGGCGCAAACAGACAGCGGCCGGAAAAACTGAGTTCATACAGACACCTCATCATGAAAGGGCACGGCCATGAAATTAGACGAAAAATTTATTGCGCAGTGCTTCGCAGAACTGAAAGAAGCGCAAGGACAAGCGCTTGGAATATTGACCCAAGCCCTGTGCCAGCAGGTGAATCCTGCGCAGCTCAAGGACGATCTCCAAAAGCAGATTGCCGCAGCAAAGCAATTGAAAAGCACCTCGCCACTAGCGATCGATATGGCAACACACGCCTTGGCAGCAGCCGAGGCCGAGAAGATGCTGCAATCCAAGCCTCCAAGCGAGGGACCCCATCCCAATCGGGCAGCGTAGAAAAACGTGGGACACCATCCCACTGCTTATTGAATTCAGGCATTGACTCCCCCTTGAGCGGCTGGCTCAGCCGACGCTTGTTGCGCGTTATCCATTTCCATCAGTTCAAGCAACCTTGCGCCTATTTCGTAGCGTGGACTTTTCGTCTTACCTGTAGCCAGATCACTGATCGTGGCCTGTCCACAAGCACAAAAACGAGCGATTTCGGGCTGCGTATGTCCCTGCTCGGACAACGTAGAGATGATTTCTTTCCAATTCATGCCTCAACTATAACGGATAACCGTTTATTTTGTAGCGGCCTACCGATATTTTTATAAGTAGAGTTAAGGTTATGGGTAAACCGATAAACAAAAAAATTCGCAGCGCGTTCGGTGAGCGCGTCAAAAAAACCAGGCTACATGCCCAACTGACGCAGCATGCGCTCGCTAAAGCGCTAGGGACAGCCCAGTCCACCATCGCTGAAATGGAGTGGACCGCTGAATCATCTGGTTACACCGCGCAAATTGCGGACATATGCAAAGTCTCGCCCGGCTGGCTAGCCACAGGTAAAGGCAACATGCTCGCGCAACAAGAAAAACAGCAACACGTTGCACACGGGCAATACACACAGTACGGAATACCATCAGGCGTTGCCGCAGCAATTGAAACGCTCAGACTCGCACTAATTGATGTTGACAGTTTGACAAGAGAGCAAGCAAAACCCATCATTGATAAACTTTGGACAGATCCAGAAAATGCGCAAGATTTAGGCATTCGTATGGCAAAAACACTGGAGGGTCACAACACGAGTGACAATAAAAAGAAAGCAGCCTAACCCCCGCATTCAAGTCGTGGGCAACATCTTTTTTTTAAACTTCAAATAACTTTTTTACTATGGCAGCTAAAAAAAACAAGAAAGTAGGACTAGCTTTAGGGTTTGGAATATTGCTCATGCCCTATTTTTTTAGCTGGGTAACACTCAAAGAAGGCTATAGCAAAGAGGCACGAATGATTAGCTTTGCATGGTTGCTTTATTTCGTTTTTATCGTTAGCCAAGCAGCTAAACCATCTCCACCCATCGGGCTGATCATTATTGGTTTGGTTAGCTATTTAGTCTATAAGTCTGCGCCTCCTTTATTGAGATTCTTCCGCCACCTACTCTCACCGCTGGCAAAAACTGAAACTGCACAGCGACTCGCCCAAACTAGCGCAGATCTAGATCGACACATAGTAAACAGCGCCAAAGCCGCAGGTATTAAAAACGAAAAAATTGTTGACTTAATTGATGCAATTGGAAGCAAAACGATCAACACTCTCGAGAAAGCATCTGGGCCCGTCGAAGAAGTAACAGAAACTGAGTGGGCGAAGCATACAAAAACCTGCCCATTTTGTGCCGAAGAAATCAAACTGGCTGCAATCAAGTGCCGATATTGCGGATCGTCCGTCAAATCATGAACTGCTGCAGTCAGGTTAAAAATATTTAAATTAACGTTTGACCGATAACGGTTAACCGTTTACACTTATCACCATCCCGCCACCTCAAGGCGGTTTGGAGTGAAAAGTGAACCCATCTCAAAACGCTGCCGAACAGCAGCACACAGCCAGTGCATACACCTGCACAGCACCTGCGGCGCTGACAGAAGCGCAAGCGCTGCAAGCATTCACCGCTTGGAACACAGAGCACCGTGAATCCCCCGCCGACTTCTTAACGCAAGAAGAGCAAGACCGTATGGCATGCGCTGACCTCAGCCAGCAGCAAGCGATCTATTTCATTGGTCTGCTCCGAAAGATTGACACCGCTAACAAAGGCGAGGTTGTGTCATGACATTCAAATATGAACTTAACCAACCAGTAGCCATCACCTCCAGCGGCGAGCGCGGCACAGTTAAAGGGCGCACTGAGTACACAAACTCAGCCAACAGCTATTGGCTGCAATACCAAGCGGCCGGTGGCCGCGCTTGCAACGCGTGGTGGGATGAGGATGCTCTGTCACCCATCACTGAATGCAAAGAATGCGGTGGACGTGGGCGCATGCGCATACCCTATTCAGCCGAGTTTGGCCCTTGCCCTGCCTGTGCAGCAGCGCCAATCTCAACAGCTACAGAAATGAACACCAACATCAAATGGGATGGCGTGCCACGCTTGCACAACTGGCTTGCAACCGTACTCGGGAAAGTCAACACACCACCGCTAGCCAAATATGGCACTGTGCTTTTACTGGCCATCGCCAAACGAATGCAAGGCAAACCTTTCATTCAAGAAAAAGTTATTGTTTTTTGTGGCCGACAAGGTTTGCGCAAATCGACGCTTCTAAGGGTATTAGCTGGCGACCATTTTTCTGACGATGCAATCGCAGACAACTCAACCAATGCATGGCTCAAGGAAGTTGCTGAAATTGACTCAATGACTACAAGCGAGCTTGTGTCGCTTAAAAGTTATTTGACTAGCCTAGAAGCTAAGCAAGGTGCACTTCCTATCTTTGTTGGAACTTCAAGCACAACCCAAGTTCGATATCCACACCATCGATTTGTTGCTATTCAAGTTACACAACAGCCGAACATCAAGTGGTTGTCAAAAAATCGTGAGCAGCTTCTTGCAGAGGCCGCAGAAAAGGTGGGCACGTAATGCACACCATCGATCAACACCCACGCCGCGTGACCGCAGACATGGTTCTGCGTGGCACGCTCATACGGAATGCCGAAGTGCGCAACAAGGTATTAGATGGCGATGGCCATACCGTTCCCGTATTGTGCGTCGAGTTCACTACCGACAGCAGCTCGCACATGCCCGTTAGAGCTGAGCATGCATATAAGTCCGACCAACATGCACTGGCAGAAAAACATGCCAAAGCCCTTCGACGCGGTTGCTGCATAACTGTTCAGGCGCCACTCGTGGGCCTGAAGCTGGTTGCGACAAATGCGAACTCTATCGACCTCGAACCAATAGATCCGCCAGAAGACCCAGACCAACTCAGACAAGGAGCGCTGCTATGACAGAGCCTATTGTGGCCATCGCCACCATCCACCACCGTGCCCGCGAAGACGCACGTGCCGAGCACAACACGACCTACCGTACCAGCTGCCCCTACCCGCTAGGTAGCGCTGCTGCTGAGGCCTATGCCGCCGAATTCAATGCTGCGCGTGAACGCATTGCTGTTATTCAACAAGCGCAAGCATGCACTCAAACACAAACAGCGGAGACAGCGTAATGGCCACCATCGTCATCACTCTCACAGACACGCCCAAAGGTGGCGTGTCTGTACACACCGACTTTACCCCTGCCGCGGGTGCACCTTGCACACCAGCTCAGTCGACCGCGCTGGAAATCATCACGCGCACCAAGCGCCAATGGGGCATGCAAGACACTGCACCCAGCACGCAAACCGGAGAGCAAAAACATGTCTGATCACTTCGCATTTCTCGATCTCGATTGCATCGTCCCCAGTAAGACCAACCCGCGCACGCACTTCGACCATGCCAAGCTCTTAGAGCTGTCTGAGAGTATCAAACTTACCGAGATGCATCAGCCCATCCTTGTGCGTCCACTGCCTGCTGATCGGGTAGAAGAAACCAGCACGACCACCACCTGCGATGGTCGCATTCGCAAAGTGCGCCCCACGCATGAACTGGTGTGTGGCGAACGCCGTTACCGTGCCAGCGGGCTTGCAATGAAAACAACCATCCCCACCATGATTCGCCAGCTGACAGACGACCAGGTGCTAGAAATTCAGCTGATTGAAAACCTGCAACGCGAAGACTTGACGGAGATTGAAGAGGCTGAGGGCTACGCACAGCTGATGCAGCACAGCAGCATCAACGCCGACACACTAGGCGAGAAAATAGGTAAAAGCCGCAGCTACGTATATGCACGCTTGAAGCTGCTCGACCTCTCTAGCGAGTGCAAGCAAGCCATGCGTGAAGGCAAGATCGACTCCAGCCGCGCCATTTTGATTGCCCGCATACCCGACGCCAAACTGCAAGCCAAAGCGCTGGAAGAAGCCACAAAGCCAGACTGGCGTGGTGATGTGTGCAGCGTGCGTGCCCTGCAAGCATGGCTGCAAAGCAATGTGATGCTCCGTTTAGAAAACGCCCCTTTTAAAACAACTGATGCGCGGCTGGTGCCAGCAGCTGGCAGCTGCAAAGACTGCCCCAAACGCACCGGTGCCAACCCCGACCTGTTTGCCGATGTGGTGGGTGCAGACATCTGCACTGACCCCACTTGCTACCACGGCAAAGTGGATGCGCACCGCGCTACGCTGGTAACCAAAGCGGAGGCCAAGGGCATGCGGGTTATAGAGGGGAAAGAAGCCAAAGAAGTTTTCCCGCATGTCAATAGTTCAATGCATGGCTACAGCGCACTTGGTCAAGTGCGCAACGACTGCACGGGTAACGATGACGAAAAGCTTACCCTGCGCGACTTGCTTGGCAAAGATGCACCAAGCCCTGTGCTGATTGAAAACCCACACACAAAAGAGCTGATCGAGGCCGTGCCCACCGAAGAAGCCGAAGCGCTGCTGCTGGCCAAGGGGCTGATCAAATCTACCGAGAAGCAAGAAGACATTGAAGAAGAAATTCAGCGCCTGCAAGAGCAAGTCAAAGTAAAAACAGCCAGAGCGCAATTCAAGGCCAAGCACAACGCCGTGATCGATGCGATACGAGCGACTACAGACAAAGAAGCGCAGCAGCTTTTGCCAGCAGCAGTGCTGCGGGCTTGGTTTGAAACCATGCCCGGCTATATCGACGCTGACGACACGGCTAGTTGGTTTGATATGTCACCCGAATCTCTTGGCGAAGATCCGGGAACCACAGTGTCCATGCATGTGCGTGCATGTAGCAATGCCGCGCTGCATCGTGCGCTTGCACGCTTCATGCTGAACGATGACAACATGTACGCTAACCAACCAAATCAACTCATCGCCGATGCAATGGCTGCAAACTTAGCGATTGATACCGTAGCTATCGAAAAAGCTGCGGCATCCGAAGTAAAAGCCGAAGTCGCCGCCGAATTGAAGCGCCTGAAAGCCGAGCTGAAGCAAAGCAACGCGCAAAAAGCCTCCGCCGCGACCGCCCCCGCTGCGCAAGCGAACGGGGGTGCGGGGGAAAGTAAAAAACAAAAATCCCCGCTGCGCGCGCTGAAGCCCAAGCTACGTGCTGAGGAGGCAATGCTAGGCATCGCTGCCGCGATGCAAAGTGACGAAGCTTCCGATTCGGCTCGCCGATCGGAAGAAATAACAGGCGCTGACGCGCATAGCAACGATGGTGGGGCGGACTGCCGCCCCACAGACGCCGCTGATGCGTCGTCCACCGACCAGCAGGTGCGAGTGTCTAGCTTGGTAGATGACATACACCTGTTCAACGCAGCCGTGCACATCATCAAACGCGAGCAAAAAGCCAACGTGCGGTTGCTCAAGTCCGAGTTAAAAGTTGGCACCACCAAAGCCCTAGACATCATGGCCAAGCTTGAAGCAGCGGGCAAGGTTACCGCTTGCGATGAACGTGGTGTACGGAAAGTACTGGTGACAGCATGAGTCGATTGACCCAAAAACCACGCATAGAGCTTAATGTGGATGTCCGCCTAAACGAATCCGAAATTCGTGCGCTTGAGGCGCTAGTTGGCTACGGCATAAACCCATTCCTTGCTGTGTTTTATGAACGCATGGGCAAGCACTACCTCCAACCGCATGAGGCAGGCTTACGCTCACTCTTTGACACGATCAAGAGAGAGTTGAATCCAATTCTGCAACGGCTGGACGGCGCGAAGAAATCATTTGCACTACAAGATCCGATTGTGCGCAGCCGCGCAGAGCACGAGCAGATGCTCAAGAATTTAACTATCGGCGGTGGCCAATGAGCCGCAACAAGAAACCCCGCAAGGCCTACCGGCCCAAACATGTCACCCCAGACACACTTGTTTTAGCAGCCCACCAAGCCGCTAAGCCTAGCGACGATGAGCGTGGGCAAATCATGGGCATGTTTCATGCTGCTATCAAAGCCCTTCGTGAAGGCGTAGCCACGGAGCTGCAATGGTCTATTGCAGCTGGCCAGCTGGCTGTGGCCATAGCCATTGAACGACAAGGCAAAGTGCGCGGCCTGTTGGGGCACCTGAAGCACATCGAGGTGCAACTGCAAGCTGTGTACGACCGCGCCACATGCACTGGTCACTGGACACGCACCGCGTTGTACTACCAAGAGCTGGATGCGTTTAACCTTTTGGTCAGCCTCTACAAATTTCAACTCACCCAACTGGGGCGAGCCGAATTCATCGCAGCGGTTCACGCCGCACAAAAGCAAAGCATTGCAGACGGTCACACCGTTGCACTTGAACGAAACATTGAAAGGATGGCAGCATGACGACTCAATTCAAACGCGAAGAGCGCTACTACGTGCTCAAGATCAGTGACATGAAAAAGTATCTCAGCGCTGAAAAGCAGGAGTCTGTCATAGACACTGCAGGAAAGCTCAACGCAGGCAGAGCGGTCGACGGTAAGCCAGTGCTGCAAGCCGTGGTGATTGAGAGTGACTGGCCTGAATACGAACGCGTGTGGCAAATGCTTGAGACACGAATGACTACGACTCAGCACCAGCCTTTTAACCCCAATGACGACCGTCGATTCTGGCCAGTACAGTTTTCACAGGTCAAGGGCAGAGAACTCACTCAAATGCCGCATCGATGGAAATGTAGTTGTGGCACCATTTTTTGGGTGCGCGTTAATGAATCACACTGCCCTCGCTGCGGGAAAAAATGTCAAATGTTGCAAGCGCCTGTGGTATGGCCTGAGCCTAAAGAGCACCCACCGCTTTACGCAGACGAAGACCCCGAAGATCAAGTTAGAGCTGCGCGTTACAGGACTAGATGGAACGATTGTCTTGAGAAATGCAAGGCAGCAACACAGCCAAAGTGTGAGCAACTCCCCCCGGAGCAAGTCAATTGCATGACTGAAAAACACGCACTCGAAGGTGAAAACCGTTATTGGTATGTGATCGGTTTAACAGATGGCGAAACCGCTCACGGTATTAAGGGGGAAGCATGACTGAAGCACTAGAAACTCTGCACGCCATGCGCATCATGGCTGAGCTACGTAATGACCGTGTGGCTGCACTGCAAATAAAGCGTGACATCAAAGCCATTGAGCTTGATCTGATTCAGTACAAGAGGGAACTATGACAACCACCGTGAAAATCAAAGTCACCCTCATGGGTAGAACCGATCTGGCCATCCTTGTTAGCGATGGCAAACGTCAAGCATGGGTACCGCTCAGCCAAGTAGAGGAAGAGATCGAGGAGCCTACAGGGCTGATGGGTATCGTCACTACGACTGCAATCGTGCTGCAAGACTGGGTGGCCAAAGAGCGCGGACTGGAGCCTAGCAATGAAGACGACATGACGATGGATTTATTTGGGAGCGATAGATGAGCCAACAACAACTCGACCTAATTGGCACGCACGATATTGCCCGCATGCTCGGCGTCACCCAGTCTCACTGTGTTGGCCGTATCATCAAACGCCCAGACTTTCCAAAGCCTGCAATCAACCTAAGCCAGCGGCTGCGTAAGTGGAAGCGGGATGATGTGATGAAGTTTTTGGGGGTGAAATGAAGATTCTTGACCCCTGTTGCGGAGGTCGCATGATGTGGTTCAATCGACAAAATCCCAATGTAGTGTTTGGTGATAGGCGCAGCGAAGCAATCACCGTCTCAGATAGATCACGCGGAAACGCATCTGGCACACGAACGATCATCATCGCACCTGACACCTTGATGGATTTTCGAGACATGCCGTTCGCAGATGGCGCATTCAAACTGATAGCTTTCGACCCTCCGCACTTGGTCCATGCGGGGCCAAAAAGCTGGCTAGCAGCCAAGTACGGGAAGCTCGGCAACGATTGGCGCGAAGACTTACGAAAAGGTTTTTCTGAGTGCTTTCGCGTACTGTCCAGCGACGGCGTATTAGTATTCAAGTGGAACGAAACGCAGGTGAAGCTGAGTGAAGTTCTTGCGCTCACACCGCACCAACCATTATTTGGTCATACCAGCGGCAAAAGGGCTGGAACGCACTGGATTACGTTCATGAAGCTGAATCAAATCGACGCCGCTACATCAGCCGCCGTCTCCCTGTAATACGCCGCTAGAAGTTGATTCAAGTCACGATGACCACTGATGCGACTCAAGCGCAAAACGTCCATACGCTTGGATAGCCGAGTCAAGGCACTGGCCCGACTGTCGTGAAAATGTAGGTTGTCGATCAGCAGGCGGTCACGCACGCGCCTAAAAAGCACGTCCAGCGATTGACCGCTGATCGTGAAGTATTCATCCCGCCCCTCAGCCTTCGCCGATGCATGCAGCACGGACAGCACACGCGCCGCCTTGCGCGTGAAGGGTACAAAGCGCACGCCCTCACGCTCTAGCGTTTTGTGGCTGTGCAGCGTGGCAACGCGCTTGGCCAAGTCCACCGTTGACTGTTTGAGCCCTAGTACTTCACCTGCCCGCATCGCCGTATGGTGCGCCACCAAGTAGGCCCACGCCACCTGCATTTGAGGTGTTGTTGGCGCCTTGCCTGTTATGTAGCCCATGTGGCGAACGATGCGCCGAGTCTCCATCCAGCTGCTTTGCCGTGTACGTGGGTGTGCTTTGGATGGCAATTTGATCTTGCTCCACGGCGTGGTTTCAGGGCACCAGCCCCACTCTTTCGACGCCACCGTCCACACATTGCGCAACTGAGCGGCCTCACGCACAACCGATGAATCACTGACTACAAGCCGCCTCGCATCGCGCCATTTGCCAATGTCATCCGGCGTGATTTTGTGCAGCACCTTATCCACCAGCTCAGGGAACCCGCGCCGCCATGCTTCAAAGCGCAATGCCTCCGCACGGTAGCCACGCTTGTGCTTGCTGATCTCTTTTTCGTACCGATCAAATGCATCGCCCAACGTATGAGCTGGAAAGCCACCAGCTGCACCGGTCATGATCTTGGCTTCTTCCTGCGTGGCCCACGCCACCGCTGCGCCCTTGGTCGGAAAGACCTTGGACATGCGCACACCCATGCGCTCAATCTGAGCGCGTACACCCGTCTTGGTCTTTCTGTAATACGCCAT